ATTGATGATATCCTGCTCGTCAGCACCGCCCTCTTTCAGGAGAGAGATCTTCTCACGCTGGGCTCGCATCGTAGTTTCCAGCTTGCGCTGATGCTGTGTGGCTTCGTACTTGTTGTACTTCTTTCCTCCGAACTCGACTTTTTCTTTTTCCTTGCGGTCAAGGTCTGCCAGTTCCTCATCGGTATAGCTGCGTTCGGATATGCCCGGGATAAACGGGTAGTAATCATGATAGCAGTTAACGCCACAAAGCCCTGTCACTGTGCCTAGCCCACACTTGCTGTATAGTTCCTCCTTCGTGACGACCATGCCGCCCCACCAGTGCTCGGGACGATAGCCGCTATGCCATTCGATCTCGAAGTGATCTGCACCGAGAGCTTTCGCGTTATCATCATTGACCTTCGCTGTAATCTGGCTTATACCTGTCATCACCGCTCGCCGTGCGGCTACGTCCACACGGTTCTTCCAGCCTGTGGCATAGTCGATAGTCCTCAGACCGCTGTTTGTCATCTCACCGACAACACGTTTGAGCACCGTGTTATAGTCAAATGCACCGCTCACTATATCCAGCATAGCGCCGTCAAGGGTCTGCTGGTAATAATCAGCCAGAGGGCTGAATACCAGCTTTCCGCCCTCTCGTACTGCGAAGCCCAGAGACTGTGTGATGTTCTGCATATTTTCGTATGTCTGCATAGCCACCGCAGATATCAGCTGCTGCAAGCCCTCATTGTCCTTGAATGGTATCTGTGCAACGCCCTTGTACTTGTAGAGCGCCGCATCACGGCTATACCCCATCTGCACTACCTGCCGATACATGGTCTTGACCTCTTTGTAGGACAGTCCCATCTCCTGCTGTATGATCTTCGTGACCTTGCGTTTGCTCAGTCCCAGCTCATACGCTCTGTGTATCTGCCAGTCAGCCGCACGGGTGATCTCGCCGTTTATTTTCAGCCTGCGGACGACATCTGCCATGATACGCTCTTCCATTGCCCGCATCTGCGGTTCGAGTATCATCGAGAAGCGTTCCAGCTCATTCGGTTTGAACATATCACTCTATCACCTGCGCAGTTTCGGGAAGGTTTTCAAGCGCCGTCTGAATGTCCTCCCCGTACCACTTTGCACGGTATTCCTCGGGACGCATAACACCCATTGAAACATCCTTGCGGTCTTCCTCACGTTCGAGCTGAGGATCAGACAGTATTCCGTCACCCCATTCAAGTTCAAGGCTTACAGAGCTGCTGTTATCCAGTCCGTAGAGCCGAGACCAGAACAGCGCTCCGTCTGCCCAGTCAGTAAGCGCTGTGGTCATAGCCGCCTGACAGTCGGTAATCATCGTATACGATCTCTGCTTTGATGCTTTGACTTCGGTCGCTGTCTTATCCACTGCCTGCGGGTCTGAGATCGTACCATACGCCAGCGAACAGTCAAACTCTATCAGGCGGAGCTGAGCGTTAAATCCCTCGAAGTATTCCGATGATCTGATATCAGGTGAGTACACTTCTACGAGCGGCTTGTCTGTTGCTCCGCTGTAGAATGGCAGCGCTCTGTAAAGGCGTTCACGCCCGGCAGGTGCAACATACTTGTCGCGGTCACGATCGTATTTCATCATGCTCTCCGAGAGATGCACAGCTGCTTGCTTGGCTTCGTATTCCCAACAGATGTCACTGTACCGCCTGTCAGCTTCCTTGATGTGCTCAACCGCACGAGAGTATACCGACACACCCATAGGCGACATATTGTCGATCTGGTTCGCAACAGGACACCTGAACAGCCCAAAAGGCAACTTGTTGATACCTGTGAATTTCTGCTCGTCCGCCAGTACAGACCATTCGGGGACCTCATTCAGCGGCACTTTCGCACCGAGAAAACCGTCCGACATACTGCGGTATGCCCTGTTCTCGACAGTCAGAACTCCTTCGGAGATAGTGTGTATTTCCATGCGTGTATATATTGCTCTACCACTGCGCTTCTGGTCGATAAGCACACATCTTGTCATCTCACCGCTGCTGTCGAATGCCAGCGGATAAAAGCTGTCTGCCTGGATAAATAGTGTCACCAGTCCTGAAGGTGCAACAATTGGTTTGATGATAAGACTGCCCTTTGCAAGACCGTATTCCGAATACTTTCTCAGCTTAGGTATTATGCCATTGTGAAGCTCGTCCATGATAGGCTTCGGACCCTCTGTACCTGCTTTCAGCTCGATCGTCATGAGCCGAGCTGTTTCCGAAGCCACAGCTACCGCAGTCCCTGCGCTGAATGTATCCTTGCCGAGCCAGGGAGCGTCACCGCTGTACATACGGCTCCACAGTCCAATAGCCGATGCCATCTTCGTACTGTATGTGCTATCCTCGCCCAGCTCCTTGATGATAGCGGACATCATCACTGCGTAGTTCATTAACTCACCTCATTCCAATCTGATAAACTGCGATATATCCCTCTCGAAGGTGTACTCAAATGCATCCAGCGTATCGATATCGCTGGTGCCGTCATCGAGCCGCTTGTCTACGATAACGCTCTTCGGATCCCACACCGCAGTCTCTAATGCTTTAATCAGGCTTTCACAGCCCTGCTCCATAACGAAAAATCTGCCCTGCGCCATAAGGCGTTGAGCAGCTCGTATTCTGTCGTTTATCGACGTTTTCAATGCGTTCTCAATTTTTAGCCAGCCCAGCCCTCGCTTGCGTGCCGTTGAACGGAGGCCAAGTATCAAAGTCTGCTCTGCGCTGTCACAGCATACTCTGTCAGGCGGTCCGAACATCATCGTCACGCGCTGGACGAAGTCGCAGAACATCTGCCCCAGCTTCTCGGGGTCAATCTCGATCTGTCTGCCCTCGCTGTCCTTGCACTCGATACGCTCCGACAGCAGACCATACAGTCTGTTAAAGCCACGATCAGTACCTGTACACACGAAAGTGTGAGCAGACCCGCTGCCACCGAAGTCCACGCCGATAGTGATACGCGAGATCTGCGGTACCACATCGATCATCATAGTCCTGTCCGATGCCATATCATCCGCAAATCGCCGATAGATAAGACCCTCAGCCGCTGCCCACCGTCCGAGTATAAGACGGTCGAAGTCAACCGTACCCCTGTACTCGTTCTCCAGGTTCCTGACGACCTCTTTGGAGAGGTAGGGGTTATCGTAGATCGTGTACTCCTGCACATAGCGGTCTATGCCTTTCTTTTTGTACAGGAACTCAAAGAACCAGTGATGCGGGTTATCGGGGTTGCAGGTGCCGTCGAATCGGCTGTATGGCTTATCCAGACGTGACTCCAGCATACGGAATACTTCCGGGTGCCAGGTCACGACCTCGTCACCGTAGATGTACTTGATGCTCATGCCTCGTATGCGATCCACCGCTGTGATCTTGTCTGCACCGAGACAGTGAACAGGCTCACCGAACATACAGGACACTCCGTCCTGATTGATGCTTGTGACCAGCTTTGTCCCCCAGATGTTCTGCAAGGGCGCTATGATGTTGCGCTTCAGCGTGCCCTGAGTATGCCCCAGCATCACATTCAGCCCGTCCTTGCCCGCTACCGCTCTTATCCTCTTGGGGATGACGTAGTAGTCCATGTAGGTCTTGCCCGAACGAGCAGCGCCTGTCTTGACGTTCCAGCGGTGCGTAGCGCTGCGGAAGTATTCCTTCTGCTTTTCGCTGAAACTCATATCTCGCCCTCGATGCGGCCCAGCACTTCGTCCAGCTTCGCAAGGGTATCGGAGTTATCCGCACCCGCCGAGAACAGCCCGAGATGCTTGCCCAGAAGTTCCAGCGCTTTTATCTTGCTTTTCTCAGTTATCTCCACATCCGCCGATGCTATCTCGTACAGTTCGGAAAGAACGGTATCGGCTGTTATCTGAGTACGCGATGAGCGCTGCTCCATCAGCTCCTTCAAGCACAGCTGAACATCAAGTTTTTTCAAGTTCTGATTTGCGATCCTGTCCGCTGTTTTCTTGGAATATCCCGCCCTGATCGCCGCCTGCGTAGCATTCAGGTCGATGAGGTACTCCTCACAGAACCGCTTTTGCTTCTCAGTCAGTTTAGACATGACCTCACCTTCCTTTCCACCCACGCAAAAGCGCCCCGCAAATGCAGAGCGCTCTGTGTGAAGGGGTATCAATAATGCCAAAGAATGAGGGAGAGTGCAGGTGCTGCCCCTGCTTGCCGTGTACATCGGGTAGACTGTTCGCTCTCCTTATGGGGCTTCTGCCCCATTGCCATTTGCTATGCAGATAGCAAGATGACCGCTGTGCCCTATCGGGCTAGTATAATAATAACATATTTCGTTACTGCAATTCAATGCATTTAACTGCAATCTTTTGCAGTGCACGTCCGTGGAACTCGTATACGCTCCTGAGTGCATAGTGCATGGTATCGGCGATGTCTTCCCAGCTCTGCCCGTGCAGATATCTCAGTTCCAGCACCTCTTCCAGTGTGTCATCGTCTATGCTCCTGATAGTCTGCTCTATCTCCACATACTTGGCGGTGTAAAGGTCGGTCAGCTCCTGCACCCGCTGTTCTTCCTCCATGATACGGCTCACCGCCGCACATATCTTGTCGCCGCTGCCGCCTCCGCCGACGCCCTCAAAGGCAGGCGAACGGTACTCAGCCGCAGACATGAGCTTTTCAAGGTTTCTCCGCTCACGTTTCAGCCGCTTGTCCAGCTTCTCAGCCTGGCGGAGGTATTTTTTTACTTCATCGGTGGTCATGTAGTCGCCTCCTCGTTGAGCCATGCCTGTATGCACTTCTCGCAGTTCGTCTGTGCCAGTCCGTATATGCTCGGCAGGCACTTGGGTTTTGCCGCACCGATTATCTCTATCGGGCAAAACTTATGACCGTTGTGACGTATCGTCATCATCAGGTCGTAGATGTTCGTTTTCAGGATCTTCTCACGGTTGGTCATAGCTTACCCCCCATACTTTGCTTTCAATGCATCAAGCAGTTCGTCCTGCACTTCGCCTTTACCTTGCAGACTTTGATATACTCTCTCGTCCACCGTGTGCTCGGTCAGCAGATGGTGTATGACTACTGCGTTTTCCTGACCCTGACGGTACAGCCTTGCATTCGCCTGCTGATACAGCTCCAGACTCCACGTCAGCCCGAACCAGACTATGATATTTCCGCCCGCCTGTAAGTTAAGCCCGTGCCCTGCACCTGCGGGGTGGGCAAGCAGCAGTTCGATCCTGCCACTGTTCCAGTTCTCTATATCCCCGGCATTGTCCAGCTTTACAGCATTCGGGAAGCGTTTCTGTATGCGTTCAAGGTCATGCTTGTAACTGTAAAAGCATAGCACAGGTTTCCCGTTGGCTGCCTCGATGATGTCTTCCAGTGCGTCCAGCTTGCCCTCACAGGTCTCGATGTACCCACCGTCGGCTTTATACATGGCGCCGTTGGAATATTGCAGCAGCTTGTTCGTAAGTGCCGCCGCCGATACGGCAGTAACTTCGCCCTCGATGAACTGTATGTACTGCTCTCTTTCAAACTTCTCGTAAGCCGCACGCTGCTTGTCCGTCATACGCACAGTTACTACATTGTCTATCCTTTCGGGGAGAGTCAGCCAGTCCTCCGCACGCATTGATACACAGATATCCGACAGCCTGTCCCATATAGCCTTATCCGCACCGTCCTTAGGTTTATAGCTGAATATCGTTGTCTGATTTCGCTTATCGGGCAGGAAGAACCTTTCCCTGTACCCCGTGACAGTCCGTCCCAGACGTTCACCGCCGTCAAGCAGATAGATCTGGCTCCACAGGTCTATAAGTCCGTTGGGTGCGGGAGTTCCTGTCAGACCGATGACACGGCGGCTCCGTGTGATGTACTTCCGCAGGGCTTTGAATCTCTGTGCTTTCGGTGACTTAAAGCTCGAAAGCTCGTCTATCACCACTGCGTCGAAGAACCAGCCGCCCGCAACGGAAAGCTCGTCACAAAGCCACACCACATTCTCACGGTTGATTATGTATATATCAGCCTCAGCCGCCAGTGCCGCCCGACGCTGTGCGGGCGTTCCCAGTATCTTTGAGATACGCAGATGTTTCAGGTGCTCCCACTTGGCGCTCTCTCTGCTCCAGGTGTCCTCAGCAACTCTCAGCGGCGCTATCACCAGCACCTTGCCCACCTCAAAGCTGTTATATATCATATCCTCCAGCGCCGTCAGTGTTATGACGGTCTTACCGAGACCCATTTCAAGGAACAGTCCGCAGCGTGGTGTCTCATAGATCTTCTCGATAGCCATTTTCTGATACTCATGGGGCTTGAACTCCAATTGCCGTCACCTCCCGTATAAAGTCATCGACCGCCGCCTTGCTGTCAAGCACCCACACGTTCACGCCCATGCGTGCCATTTCCCTGTGGACTGCCAGCTGTGAGGCTCTGGGCTTTTCGCCGTCAGCTTTAGTCTCAACAAAACAGACCCTGCCCACAGGCAGCAGCACTATGCGATCGGGCACGCCATTGTTTCCCGGTGATACGAACTTGTAGCACCTGCCGCCCAGCGACTTAACTTTTCCTATAAGATATTCCTCAACTTTTCGCTCTTTTGCCATGCAAACACTCCTTTCAAAACTGTTTCCGCCTGAAAGCAAGATCTTTCGGGGGTTTCAAGCCTTGCGGAAACAGCGGAAACAGTTTTTCCATATACTATAACGGATTAAAGGATTTAAAGAAAATAGCTGTTAATAAATTCTCAATAAACCCTTTATTTGAATATACTCTGTATATAAACTGTTTCCACTGTTTCCGATAACCCTCAAATGGCTTAACATCGGGGTATTTTGCGGAAACAGTTTTTGCTTTGCGGAAACAGTTTTTAAGCCAAGATCCTAAAAATCAAATGTTTATTTGCTTAACTAAAAAATACAGGATTTGTTCGGTTTTTCTAAACAGATATGCGGTTAAAACCTCTCTGCGCTCCGTAGATCGAACCAAATTTCAGATTGCCTTTTGACCTTTCCCATTCTCCCGTTTTCATAATAATGTCCTGTATCTCTTTGCTCCTCTGTATGTTGAAGTCACGCTTGTCGCCGCCCAGTGCCTCGCACCAGACCTCCAGCGCACACACCTTTTCACGGCGTACCACGCCCTTCGACTCCACCCCGAATTCATCATCACCATGCAGGAACAGTCTTCTGTCGGCAAGGTCAAGCTCAGCCCAGTTCTCGGGCAGCAGCGTATCAAGGAACTTTACTACCTCTCCCGTGAGGGGGCTCTGCTCGAAGTGGTTCTCCTGTTCACGTTCGGCGAACCTGCGCAGTTCGGCTGTATCAAGATAGAGTTTCTCACCCTTCTGTTCGATAACGCAGGCTTCCGCCCACAGCTGGTCTCTGGTATCATCGTCAAGCTCCGTGAACATATCCTTCACCGCCTTCTCGGGGTGTACATCTATCGGCAGGAACCGCCTGTTGCCTGTGGCATCACGCAGGAATTCACTGCGGTTGGTGGTACCGAAGAATACGCACTGTCTGGCTCTTGTCTGTACGTTCCTCTCATAAGCGGCACGGTAGCTGTCGTACTGTTTGGCTATAAAGTGCTTTACCGCCTCGACCTCGCTCTTTCGCAGCACCGAAAGCTCGCCTATCTCGAATATCCAGAAGCCCTGCAATTCCTCGTAGGCTTCCTTGCCCTGTATGGAAGTCAGCGTATCGCTGAACCATCTGCCGCCAAGCCTGCTGATGATGTAGCTTTTGCCGCAGCCCTGTCTGCCTACCAGCACCAGCACGCAGTCAAACTTCACGCCCGGCTGACGTATACGCCTTACCGCCGCCGCAAG